CGGGCGAGGTTAGGGAGCTCAACTCCCCACTCCAACTCGTAGTACCGACGGACGCATGAGTAGCAGTCCTGCTTCCCATCGACGTAGGGCAGTCCGACGAGTTTATCGTAGCTTGACATGTGGGAACTCCGGGGGGAAGTACGCTCTCGCCGGCAACTTGAACTGGTGTCCATCGAGAACGTCTCGCAGTTCCACCGTGGCCAGTGAATTGTTCAGCTGCATGATCCGGGAAATCCGAAAGCTTTCGGTGATCTTGAAATCCCTGTCAGCGTCCAGATCCGCCTTTAAGATCCGGTAGCGCGTCAGGGTCGCGTTGTCGAGCTGGCCGTTGTAGATGTCCGCTGTGAAGAGCCCTCCGGGATTGGCAAAGGTGAACTTCGGGCGGGCCATCTTACCATCCGCGTCTTGCGTAACCTCGGTCAACACACAGGGCACGTCGTCGTATTGATCCCCTTGCCAGGTCACTTGTATCTGTGGGGACAACCGGAAAATGGGGCCAGTGGTAAGCTCCAGCTTGAACAATTTGACCAAGCTGTCTGGAGCCAAGTCATGCTGAGTGTCGGTGATATTGGCAGGAAGATCAGTTCTCATGGTTGTTCGATCAGCTCCATCTCAAAAGACGGCACCTGTCCGTCCCCACCTTGGATTCCCTCAGGGATCTCGAGTGGTCGGTTGAATTTGCAGACGACGTCCCCATAAACCGGATGTTCCAGTGTGAATGCAGTGGCCCGTTTGTGGGTGTTGTAGAAGTCCTCGAGAAAGGCCAGATTGCGCGTCGGGTCGTACACCCGGTCGATGTCATTGGAGATGTCGAGGAAGTACTTCATACCCTGTAGGTTCAGCACGAAAATCCGCTGATCCGGGGCTTCCGGGGGAGTGTCGAATTGATAGCTTCTCCCGAGTTGCACCCGAGTTCCACTCTCAGGGTATTTGGTGGAGTAGGTGAAATACTTCGCTGGAAAGATCGCCATTAGATGGCTCCCATTTGAACGGACTTGATCAGTTTCTTGGTGGTGCCACCCCGGGCGATGTCATCAGCCAGCACCGCCAGGATGTCGTTCGGGCCCGGGACCGGTTGTTGCTCAGGGGGTACGATCCAGACGTTGGTGGTGCCGATTCCACCCCCTCGGTTGTTGGACGCAGCAGCGACTCCCATATGGGTGCCTGTAGATGTGACGGCCGTTCCCATCGAGTTCAGCCGGCGCACTTCATCTTGTCCAATTGCCTGAACCGCGGAACGCGTCAGCACTCCCTCACCCGGCATGAGACTGTAGAGCTGACTGTCGCGATTCAGATTACCCGGAACGATTTCTCCTTGTGCCGCTTTTCGAGCGACCCCACCCTCTTTCAGGTTGATCGTAGGTAGGCCCATTCCCGCCAGATCCATTCCGGGGAACAACCAGCCCAGTGTCTTTTGTAGGATATAGACCGACATCATCTCAGCAAAGATCTTGTGGATCGAATTCAGAATACTGATCCCCATCTCTTTGAAGGCGGCACCACCCTTTTTTGTTCCATTCGACCATGACTGAAAGAAACCGGTCAGAGCAGTTTGCGCTGAGCCAAGGGCACTTGTGATCCCACTGGATAGGGTCTTGCCCAGATTGAGGTTGCTGCTGGCCCAAGTTTGAACCAGAGAGTTCAGATTGACCTGCTCAGTGCCAATGTCCTTCGTGACCTTCAGGATGTCTTCCCGGGTCTTACGAATGAACGTCAGCAGCGTCTTCTCTTCGGAAACCAGTTGGGTTGCCCGACGTTGCTCGACCACACCCAGTGTTCCTAGCTCGCGCTTCTTCTCCAGCTGGGCCAGTTCTGCAGCCCGGATGCCCAGAGCTTTTTCAGCTTCCTCCAGCACCATTTTCATCTGCTGCATTGCAGCTTGACCGTTGATGGACCCCGTTTCCATCCCAACTTCCGCCCGAGCAAAGCGATCCTTGAAGCCCTCCATCAGTGTGTTGAAGCCCCGCTTTTCGAACGGGTCACGTCGGCCGGCGCTACCCCCACCTTGCTTACGGGTCTCGATGTTCTCCAGTTGCTTCTTCTGCTCAACGATACGAGCATCGATCGCGTCCAACTGTGCAATGACAGCGGGGTCGTTGTTCAGAGGATTGGAGGCGTCGTAATCCTCTACCCCCGCAATGACCTGCTTTTTCTGCCAGTCGGCAAGGCTATCTAGGCGCGAGCGGCCTTGAATTAACAGAGCATCCCGATCCGCTCCGGGCTTGCGGATCTCTTGTGACAAGGTCTGTACCTGGGCGCTGAGAACCGCAATTTCCCGTTGGGCGGCACCCTGTCGCAGGGGGGCGCCATCGTCGAAGAGCTCGCTCCCCGTACGTTCCATTTCGCCCCGGAGTTCCGCCATTCGCTTGAGCAGCGGGGCCAGTGACTCTTCCGACTGAGTACCATTGCTGAGAAGCCCCTGCATCCCACTCTCTAACGTGTCGAGCGATTGGTCCATCCCCCCCGTCAGGGCACCGAAGCGAGTGTCCCGCAGATGTGGTTGGCCTCTAGGAATGCGTAGGGCGTCTTCCCGAGCCTGACGGTATTGTTTCTCCAACGCCGCAATCTTATCATCCGTCACTTGGTAGATTGGATCAGCTTGTTGGGAGGCAATCCTCTGGTCATTGGCATTCGAGAGACGGGACTTATCCAGTGACTGTAACTGAGAGGCAAACTCAATTTGTTTATTCAGGAAGTCATTGTACGTCGTGAGATGTGTGACTTTACCAGCATCCGCCGACGTTGCAGTTCCGTTTGCAATGTTATTATTTAGTATTGCAATCTGCTCAAGGACCTTAACTTGATACGACTTCAATTCTACTGGATCATTGTTCAACCCAGTCGTCGTTGAAGCGTAATCAGCGGCTCCCAACAAAGCACTAGCAACATCAGCGACGGGAGTGATAATTTTTGGTGGTCCCCCGGTCATTGGTACCGAAGTTGTATCCTGGTTGGTGAAATTTGTTTGAGCAGTGCTGGCATTGATCTTAACAATATTGATCAGACCCGCGATTGAAGTACCCTCAATTCCCAAGGAGATAATGAACTTCCGGGAAAGGGCCCGACGCAGATTACCCAAGTTTGTAATCAGGCCGTTCACCGTCGAGGCTGTCGATGTGACGTCGTATCCCATCCCTACAAACTGAGACCGAACGTTTTCAATTTCAGCCTGTAGCTGAACCGAACCACTGGTGAGAGTGTCGGAGCGTTCACGCAACTCAGCAATCTTACCATTCACCACGGCGATCTGATCGCTGTACTTCTCAGCCACCCCCGTCGCTCGCTCAAGCGTGGCAGCTTGGGTGTCCATGGTGGTATTGGCGAGGGCCGTCTCTCTCGAGAAAGCGGAGAAGGCAAGGGCCGCAACTCCAACTGCCGCTCCAATAGGTCCAAGGGCGATCCAGAAGGCTCGAGTACCCACCGCTGCGATAGCGGCGCTCGCTCCCACCCAGCGTAACCCTCCCGCCAGAGCGATCAAACCCGTGACTAGAGATGCAATACGGAACGCGCCCCAGGCGGCAACGAGTGTCGCCACACTAGTCACAACTACCCGCAACATGTTAGGGTAGGCTCGTAGCCTTTCCCCCACATCCCCCAGCATTTTTGCCATATCGCGCAAGAGCAGGATCATTGGCTCAAATCCTGTGGACATAACTGACCCTAGGACCGATCCCAGTCGTTTTCCTTGGTTACGGAAAGAGCGCATTTGTGTTTCGTTGGCCTTGATGGACGCAGTGGTTCCCCGAAACGCAGTTTCCAGATCGAGCATTTGATCTTTATTGGTCGAGAGAGCGTTGAAGGCCGCAGCCGCCCGAACTTCAAATGACCGAATGGCATCCCCGGCGGTGAAACCAGCTTTTTCCAAGTTGTTCAGAACCCCGTACAGGCCCTTCGTCCGGATATTCACGTCCTCCATCGACAGACCCAGACGGTGCAGAGTGTTCTTGAACTCCCCAGAAGGCTTCTGCAGGGCGATCAGGATCTGCCGCATACCAGTACCAAGGGTGGAACCTGAACGGATGCCCGCGTTCGCCATAGCACCCATTGCAGCTGTCAGCTCTTCAAACTGGATACCGGATTGGGCCGCAATGTTACCGGAATACTGAAGGCCAAGGGTGAGCTTTTCGATGTTCAGCTTCGAGCTGTTCACTGCCTCGGTCATCACGTTTGCCACATCCCCCATCCGGGAGCTCTCCATATTGAAGACCCCCAGAGTGGAGGTCGCAATATCAACAGCCCGATCGAGATCAGTTCCTGTGGCCGTGGCCAGGAGGGAGACGGCCGCAACCGCGTCCTCAATCTGCTCCACCGACAGACCGGCCTGACCCAGTGTGACGGCGGCATTCGACACTTCGACGGCGGTAAACTTGGTGGCCTCGGAAACGCCGATCAAGCTCTCTCGAAGGTCCTGCATACCAGTGTCAGTGGTGCGCGTGATGGCCTGCAGGTTGCGCAAACTTTCATCAAGATCGGCGGTGAAACTAAAGGTCGACACAGCCCCCGACTGAGCAGCACTCAAAGCCGCATAGTTGGCCATGAGCCCGGACTGAACAGCAAAAAGGCTGGCGCCACCATCTCCGAAGAGACGTTCCATCGACATCTTCCGAGCACGGGCACCGGCTTGTGCATCCGTGAGTTTCTTTGCCTCACGTGCGGCCTGGGCTCGTTCTTTGGTTTCCTGTTTAAGGAGTTCGACCCGCTTTTCGAGAACGGTCACAATCCGTCGGGCGCTGCGTTCGGCAGAGGTATTCCCGTTCGCGGCTTCCAGCCCCAAGCGAATTCGGGCAGACTCCAGCTTGTTCTGGACCTGCGCTAGATCGTTTAACTTGTTGAGGGTTCGAGCCTGTGTCCGAAGATTAAGATTCAGCGCATCCTGAACCTTGAGCTTGTCCTGCGAGAATTTTAAACCCTGTCGGGATAGCCCCAAAAGAGTTTTATTCAACTCAATCATCTGAGCTGTGCTGGTGGCTAACCGTTGGGTTTCTGCGACCCGTCGAGCATCCCGAAACCTTGACCCCTCGACGAAGGCTCCTGTGCCCCCCTTACCAATCTGAATCTCTCGTGCCTTCAAGGCCTTCAAGACTTCCGTGGTTTGTTTGAGGTCCTGCTTTAGCTCACTGGCCCGCTGCTGAGTTTTTTCTAACTCAGCCCGAAAGGTCTTGACGTCCGCAATGGACTCCCGACTCAGCCGAAGATCAATCCGAGGGGTTTTAGTGCCAGAAGTTCCGCTCATTTTTTCCCAAACACGCTGCTAAATTGCGCAATAGCCTCGTCTCGGGTTTTGGGGATATCCGCGTTACCGGTATCGGCCGATGGTCGCTTGTTATCGCTGAACAGGTCCCCCGCCACCTTGGCTAGGGTCTGGTACGATTGCACGATTCCGGCCTGCCTCTGACCCAAGTAAAGACGTATCCGCACTCTAAGGTCATTTTGGGTATATTGCCAGTATACTTGTCGAATATCTGAGGGGACGCAGTCGAAAACCATAACGACTGCGTCCTGAAAAGTTAGCCCACCCCACCAGGTGAGGTAGGCATCAAGGCCTGAAACTTCTTCATTCGGCTGTCGACCAGTGTTTTCGCGTTCGTCAACGAGCTCAGAAAAAAATCGGCGACATGCGCCCCCGCCCAATCCAAGAGCTCCATCACGTCATCCGTGGTCATATCGAGATTGAAGACGGACAGTTCTTCCACGATTTTGCCCTTGGCATCCCGGCCAGAAAGCAGGCTGACCAGCATTGCCTCACGCAGGTCGGGATCGTAGCTGATTTGAGCCACGTCATCGATGTCACCGACCCGACGGGCCAGTTCATTCAGCAGGCCGAAGGTCATCTTGATCTCGACCGGTTTTCCCCCGATCGTAATCTCCAACATATCCTCGACTTTAGCGATCTCTGTGGTCTTAGTCATTTACTGCCTTTCCCTAAATTAAAAACCTCCCGACCGTAATAAAACGACCGGGAGGGTTAATCAAGGTGCAGTTTTGACTTACTTCGTGGTCAGCAGCTTCGCCTGCTCGCCTTCGAACTCCGCGTAGTGCGGATCGGTGGTGATCTGGTCGAAGAAGGACCACTCGTACGGCAGGTTGTCGAAGCCTTCAGTCGTAAAGCCCAAGGAGAAACCGTTGGTGATACGGATCTTCGGGCAGAGGATAACCATCTCAGTGCCGTCGGCGAGCGAGCCCACAACTTTTGCACTCAGGAACGGCTGTTCGGTCTTTGCGCCGATACCGATGACGTTCGACTTGCGCACCGTAGCCCCGATTGGCAGGGCCTTGGGCAACGCCTGAGCAAAGTCCAGCTGGCCCACGCCAACCACTGTCAGCTTACGGACATGGATCTTGTCCCCGGTTCCATCTTGGATCAGGACATAGTCCCCCGCCACGAAGCCGGTTTCATCATCAACAGTAACGGTAGTGTCAGAAACACTGGCCGTTGCCGTCAGTGTCGTCGCCACGGTTTGCGCGGCCATTCCACTGCCTTCCAAGCCGAGGGAATACGCCAAGTTTTTCGAGGTATACTCAAACGCCTCCATCGACGCTTTGACAACGTTGCCGGTCATGACCGAGTAGACCACTTGATTTCGTACGCCCTGCGTCAGCTCCGTGTAGGCCGGTTCAGCAGTGGTGCGGAAGTTCTTCACCAGGCCGATGCTGTGATCTTCAGGGTTCAGGTCAAACAGATCGGTGGTGGCGCCCAACATGACGGTCGCGGTGCCGAGCATGAAGGTACTGGTTTGTGCTTCGCCGTTTCCGGACATATCAAAATTCTCCATTATGTGACTGGGTGTCAACTCCGAATATACTTTCAGAACCACAGTCGACACAAAGGTTTTTATAGGTTAATTGGGGTGTATCAAAGTCAAAGGAGAAATCGACATGTCAAATTCCCAAGATGACCTTCAAGCCTTTACGGTTCGACTGCCCCGGGGGCTGGTTGCCCAAATCACGGCCCGGGGTTTGGTGGAACGTCGAAAACGGAACAGTCAGATTCAGTATATGCTGGAACGTCAGATCGAAGACGCTGTGACGTCAGACCTGAAAGTTATTCAATCGATGTCAGATTCGACAGAAGCCTGAGTGCAACCGGTTGGATTGGTTGGGTCTTCGTTGGCAACGGAGATCCAACCCGCACCCCGTTCCCTACGAACAGCGCTCCAACTTCGTCCCCGGTATCCGCGTCGTAAACTGGGATACAACTGTTCGGTAAAACCCGGTCGAGTAGATGGTGCATCAGTTTCGTCATACGATCGAGGTTTTTTCATGTGCAGTGGAAACTGC